TGAACTTGAGAGGCTTTTAAATTCCACATCGCTTTTTGCTTTGTTCACTAAAGCCAACGTGTCCGCCGCATCAGCCGCATAGCTCTTCGCTGAATACTTGCCTGGTTCAACTTCGACACCTTGCGCCGCATTAGAGTATTGACGAACAAGGTCTAGAGCTGCCTGTGTATTAGCTAGATCGTTTTTAATACTTTCAGACTGAGCGATCAGATTCGTGATATCTGACACCAGTGTTTGAAGTGGCACAACCTCAATAGTTGAGCGTCATCGGTGTGAATAAGAACTTTGTCAGCCGTTGATGTGTAATAACCTCGAAGGTCATCAAGCAACACTTGTTTTGAGTTGATAGCCGCCGCGACCATTGCGGCCACACGAGTTGCAATAGTTACTGAAGTATTTCGAATGATCGCATACTCACCATTTGCTGGTGGAACTCCAGTAAATGGTCTGAACAGTGACAAATGTTCGTTATCGGTGATCGATTCGACCTCATAAATACTGCCAGCTATGAACATGATATCGCCAGCTAGCGGTTTATTTCCGGCATCAACCCATAACGTACCAACGCCTACAACCTCTTTTGAGCCGTCGGTTACAGTTACCGTACCTCTTCGATACCAGCTACTACTCATTGTGCTCTACTCCAATTAATTAGCGTGGTTGGTTTTTGATATCAGCGCTCTTTTGTTGAACGATGCTATCTGCTTGGCTCTTGTCGCCTAGCATTGTTCTAAAGGCGTTTAATGCTGTGGTTGCACGAGCGGCGTTAGCGGTAAACTCCGCATCCTCACTAAATGCGCGGTAGACAAGCCACTCAATGATCGCGTTGTCGTACATCGGGTTTAGTTCGCATTTGGTTTCAGAGTCGTAATCGCTTTCAGTTATTGGCGTAGGCACTTTTGCAAATACGCACTCAATGGTTGTTCCAGAAACAACCGGAGGATACATATAGAACGTGGTTGGATTTCGGTCATCGTAAAGCCACGCCTTGGCCGCGCTAGCAAGAGGCTCTGAACGCCATTCAGGGCGATAATCATCAAGCATCTTCAAATCCACATTGCCAGAAATGGCAGCGCCGCCTTTGTTTCGCAGAACATCAACAACAAAACGGGCACCTACTGGAATTGTCTGAGTTGAACCCTCAACACAAACAAAGTCCTCATTGGCCGTTAGCGCATCAGATCGAATTGCTAGGATTGCTCGAACTGCCGAGTTGAACGCATCAACCCAAAACGCTTTATCCCAACGGATCATGTTTTTATCGACAACGAGACGAGCTGCCTCATCGATCAAGTGTTTGACCGGAGTGTTATTAGCAGACATACACACCTCTAGTAGAAATTGTGCTTACGCACTTTGTTTTTGAATGAATTGAAGTTGTCTTTGCTTAGTCGGTAAGCGCGGCGATAACCCTCGATAAATTCACGCTCGTACATCAACGCGAGATCAGGGTTAAACCAATTTGTTCCGACCTGTAGTCGGAGTCGGTAAGCAGCGCCAGCCGCTAGAGCCTCGCCGTAGTTTTCAACTAGGTATGAATTAAGGTTGTTCTCATCGAAATTTAGCTTTGGTTTCAGTACCGCCGTAACGGTCACCGCATCAAAGTCATTCGTGAATGTGAACTCATTGGTTACAGGATCAAAAACGTAGTCGTCATTGACGTAAAGCGGAGAACCACAATTACTCACTACGCTGTCAATTTTTAGAATTGCTGAATCGGTAGGAATGCCAGCAACCGGAATTTGCACACCAGACACAACGGCGGTCAATTTGACCTTTGTTTTTATGAACTCTGATTTCTCGCAAAACTCGCGGTAAGAGTCGCGCAAGGCGTCATCCATCATGATATCGACAACGCCAGCGCAACGCTGGCGCACTAACCGATATAAATCAGATAGTGCGCTCATCATTAAGCCTCTGGAATACCGTGTTTAGCGTGTAGCTTGTCACGCACTGCCATGCGTAGAGCTGACGCATGTGTTTCGCCTTCTGGAACTTCCAACGCTAGCGGATCAATTGGAAGCTCTTCTGCTAGGATAACGGTTTCAAGTTTCGCCTTGGTGTATTTGGAAATGTTGACGACTTCACCATCAACCATAACGAGCCAAGTGTTTGCTTTCTCTTCTTCAGCTTTTAGTTGCGCCGCTCGTTCCGCTAGTTGCTGGCGCTTTTGCTCTTCAGCTTGTAGGCTCTCGATTAGAGACTGAGCACTTTCAGGAGTGGCAAAACAAGATTTGATTTGCAGTAATCGGTGCGCCACTTGTTCCGGTACGCTGGTTGGTTCGCCACGGTTAAAGTAGTAGTCACGGCCAAGCGTGTTTACTTTTTTAATTGGCTTTTCACCGATCCAAACAATTTTCTTTTCTGCTGTCATAGTCAATACCCTTATGTGTATTCGATGTGTTGAGCTGCGGCCATTGCCACGGAACATATAAAAAAGGCCAGCCAATTATCTGACTGGCCTGTTTTTCAACAGAGTGGACTATCTTAGATAGTGCCGACTGAAGTGGTGTAAATCGCTAGACGGATCTTGTCTTCCGTAACTGCGGCACCTGCGAACGTTAGAACAAGACACTTATCTTTTTCAGCAACATCTTCTGACGGGAAGTAACCAGCCGCATCCGAAGACAATACGCCAGCCGGAACCACCGTAGCCGTGCCGATCACATCTTCTAGCTTGGTGCCAACTTGAGGCGCATGAATACCATCACCTAGCAGCACTTCATTAAGCGATGCTTGTGCAGTCAAACTAGCAACCGCGTCGCCTTTGGTAAGGATCTTCACTTCCACCAGCTTCACGCCAGCCTCAAGGCTTGCTGCGATAACCGAGTCACCATCAGCAAGTGCCGGAACTTCAGCGAACATCACTGAAAGGTTACCGTGAGTACCGTTATAGACGTTTTGCTTAACGGCTGGTGATACTTTAACTGCCATTGCAATTCTCCTTTGATTCCGATGAATAAAGGCTGGCTAGATAGCCAGCCAGTCACTTATTACTTAGATAAACCGCCAACGGCTGTATCTAGCACCATTACGCCGTAGTCATTGATTCGGCCATTCTTCTCTTGGAAGCGAACTTTCTTAACGCCGCTCATCCAAGCGATAGACGTTTCACGACCGTTGCCGTGGTCAACCTTTTCGGTGTGCATAGAGAACTGAGCACCGCTTGAAGATTTACCGTAAGCCACTGCTAGCGCTTGGCCGCCAAGTAGGATTGCGCGGTCAATTACGGTAGCTGCTGTAGCTTCAGTTTCAGTGCCATTGCCGCTTGCTGCGCCAACTTTCACTGTTGAACCTTTATTAAAGCGAACTGGTTTACGGTATTGGCGAACCAAGATGTTGCGCCACATTAGGCGGTCACCTTGGAATAGTGGATGCTTAAAGCCTTGCGAACGGTTAACCGCATTAGCGATCAGCTCTTGCACTTTGCCAGCACCTTGGACGTCAGCCCATAGGTCGGCCCATTGGCGCGGAGTAACAAATAGAACGTAGAAAGGCGACTCACCGTAAAGCTCATCAGCTTCGAAGCGGATAGGCTTGATTGGATGTGCCATTTCTTCTAGGTAAAGCGCAATTTCATCGATCTTCGCTAGGGTTAGCGTGTCGGCTGCCACGATATCTGCAATACCTGTTGCGTCACCACCGAAGAAGTGGCGATCCGCTGTAGGAGCGGTAACAGGGTTAACCATGATTTCACCAAACATTGGATGATCCGCAGTTGGAACAATCATGTCGGAAGGCATGAAGTCACCACGCGCACCAGCTAGGTGATACGTTGCGATTTCATCTTGTAGATCGTTGAAGTAGTTACCAAGCATTGTACGAGCTACTTGAAGTAGGTTTTGCTTGGTGCGTTGTTGAGCCATCTTACCGCCTGAATCGACGTTATGACGACCTTGGTTAATGACTAATTCAAACTCAACTTTTGATAGAGACTCGCCACGACCTCCGACTTTTTTATCGCCCATCGTTGGCATACCGCCCAAGTTGTGGAACAAATCCATTTCAACTGTGTCACCAGCCTGTTTTGTAAGGTCGGTGATCATTACAACTGGCGCACCAGCTTCAGTTTGAGTTTTGTTTCGGTTGCGGTCTGCTGGCACTGCCTTTGGAGCTTTACCAGTTAGCATGTTTACAAAAGTGTTTTGGCGGCGCGCATGAGTAAACAGCGCGGCACCAAACGCTTTAGCAGCTTGAGCTTTAGTGATAGTAGTCATTATGAAATCCTCGACTAATCTAGAGCTATCACCGCTTGAGCTAGGAACTCTTCAACCTTCTCTGGCGACATATTGGCAAGTGATTGCTCAAGCGCTAGTGCGTCTTGATTCAACAATGCCTGATTAGCTGCCGCCGTAGTGTCCAGTGAAGAACCACCTAGACTAGACGGTGAATTAGGTACAACGGTTTGTTTTTCTGCCGTTTGTTGAGGTTGCTGCTGGCCTTGCTCGGCTTGTTTCTGTGCCTTTTCAGCATCAATTGACGCTTGAACCGGATCACCGAAAGCGGCCTTCACTCGGCGTTGCACTTCTGCAAAGCGTTCTTTTAGTGGCATGGCTTGGAACGCTGGATCATTCTTGAGCTTGTTGTCGATAACTAGGGCCATATCCCAACGGTCACGGTCACTCGATTCCCAAGTGCGAAGTTCTGTTAGTTCGTCAGCATTTAGCGCGTTAGTAACTTCGTTAACTCCGTCATTGGCTTCTTGTTGAGTGGTCGCAGCCTTACTTTGAAAACGCTTAACTAGCGCCGTTAGTAAATTTGCTGCCGTTTCTGGCAACTCATCACGCAACGCATTAAGCGCATTTTCATCGTTCAGCAATTCTTCAGGTAGCTTTTCAGGCGTAATGCCAGCTTCTTCTAATTGCTTGGTGTATAGCTGTAGTTTTTCCTTGGCGGTTGTAGCTTCACTTAACTGTTGCTCTAGCTCCTGCATACGGCTTGACGCTTCGCTCGCCTGATTGCGAGCCTTTTCTAGAACTGCATAAGGAATCGTATGTTTACCGTCCTTACTTGCTACCGCTGCATTGTCTGGATCAACTTCAATGTAGAGCTTGCCGTCAATCTCTCGAACCCCAATGCTATCTTTGGCCGCATTCGTTTTAGGCTCTTGGCCCTGTTCTGATTTATCTAGGTTGGCGTCACCTTTTGGCTGAGTAGTGTCAATAACACTTGGTAGTGCCTCATCTTCCTCGCCTACGCCCATTTCGTTATCAGTCGAATGGTTGTCTTGGTCATTTTCACCGCTGAGAACGCCCAAATCGTCATCTAGGTCAATTTCATCTAGCAGTGCGTCAATGTCTTCGACGTTGCCAGTTAATAGTGCTTGGTCAAGTTCTATAGTCATAATCCCCTCATGTGCGCTTATCGCTGCGCTTGCGTTTGGTTTGTGCTTATCGCCGCACTTGCGAACAAGAAAGCCAGCTAACGCAATCGCGCTAACTGGCTTTTTTATGTTCTCGTGTTGCGTTAGTTTTTCGCCGCACACTCAATTTGCTGATAAATGTACCACAAATTTACGAATGCAAACTAAAAATTAACGTTCGATGATTGTCTAGGCGTAGCGAGTCTCACCTGATTTAGTAAACAACAGGATTGCATTCTCTGGTGCATCTTCTGGTAAGTTGAACACATCCAAGTGCAACCAGCTCACACCTTCTTCCATTCTCGTTAGATAAGGGAATCGGTCTTTGTGTTTAATAATCAAATCACGCAACTCTTGAGCCGTGTAATGATTACTAATTAAATCAACAGCTTGCCCTCTACCATGCGCAGAGAATGGAGTGAAATGTTTGTCACTCGCAAGTCGCAAACCTGAGTAACCACGAGATCCACCAGCTTTCCAGTTGTTACAGATAAGCGCCGCTTTCTTCGGATCGATTTCACTAAGCAGCGTTCGCAGCTCATCAATAGTGATCAGCAATCGAGCATCCATACCAAGCATGGCCTTTTCACCACGCGCCTGATAAGCAGCTTTGCTCACAAGTTCCCAAGTCTTGAACCATTTAGGTCGATAGCTTCTTAGTCGTTTGTCATACATGGCTTTTCTCTCCAAACAATTACGTCTTATGCGCTCATCTTTCTGTAAGCTTCTAGCTTGTAGATCTCTTCGAATGTGTTGTTAAAACTCACTTGTCGGCCAATCTGGTCACGCCAGTTTTCAGGGTCGATACAAGTTGCTGGTTTACCAACAACAACAAAGCCGCCTTTCATCTTGATGCCGCAATACATGAATTTATTACCTGCAAGCGTGACGGTTTGAAAATCAATCTCTTCAATTCGATCAACAATGTCTTGAGGCTTTACACGTTTGCCAGTGCAACCTAGCTCTTCCATCATTTCTTGAATTTCAGTATTCGGCTTAAACTCGGCTGGTAATTTCATTTACTTACTTCCCCCACTTCATAAACTTCATTGGTTGCTTTGTTCGACCTAAGCCCTGCATCATCGTTGAGCCTAGCCAAAACACGATAGCCGTTGAGAACGCGCCCATTACCTGACCTGCGATCATGATAATTAGTTGCTCGTATGATTTTGGAACCGTCCACCAAAACAATGAGCAAAACATACCTGACACCATGACACACAAGATCAGAGTTAACGCTGAAGGCATCCAGTGATCGCCGTGTGCGTCTCTCGCGTCTTGTGTGTTCTGTTAGCTGCATAGATAACTGGTTAAGCGCCATTTCTTGCAACTTAACTGCGTGTTGATTCTGAAACTCAATAATCTTTGTTAGAGCTTCAGGGTTTTCTATCAGCTCTTTGATAACGGCGTCCGGTGTATCTTTGACACCAAGAACGCCAGCGATCAGAGTACCTATTGTTTTACCAGTGGCACCGCCAAGTAATGAACCAACCAAAGGGGCGGATTCGCCCACAATGTTTTTAACTTGTTCCCACACTTCTAGTTACCTCTTACATTTAGATTTGAAGGTTTAGCAATTGCTGGTCGATGTTCGCTAATATTGCATTAACTGTGCTATCTGCTTGTGCTTTGACTTCTGCGACCTCCTGTAAAACTTTCGCAGTTTCGGCCTCAACCTTGTTGTCTTTAACGTCTTGGCTTTCTGCATCACGTTGTAGTTTGGCAATCTTGGCCTGTAGTTCTTCAACCTTGGCCGCGCCTAAAGCAACCTCGTTTTGTAGCTGCTGCATTTGAATTTCAGCCATTTCTTGCTGCTTGCGTTGTTCTTCCTGCATAGCTGCTTGTTCTTCTGGCGTCATATCTTCCGGCGCTTTTGGAATGTTTAGAGTTTGTCTGATACGGTTCAGGATCTCTTGCTTGTTAGGTACATCCATTAACTCGATAACCATATCTAGCGTTGCCATTTGAATTTGTGGTGGCAACTGAGCAACTAGCGCGGTTAGTTGTTGAGCCATTTGAGCGCGGAATGTAGCAGTTTGCTGGATTGGAGCTTGAGCAATATGACCTTTCCAACGCTTAACGTCGTTGGTCACTGTGCCGTCGTCATTGGTCACGTTTAGGTGAATGACTTTGCGCTTATGAGCGTCTTGCTTGTTGACCGTTACAGCGATATTGCTTTGCTTCGCTAGGTCTTCGATTAGGTAGGCCATCAACAGATCAGCCACTCGTGTTCTCGAATAGTGATAGTTGTCATTGATCTCTGCTAGCGTAGTCGCGCCTTGTTCTACTAGCGAGTTAATAGCAACTCCGCTGGTGGCTGAAGAGTCTTGGCCCAACATTGCATTGTAGATACCAGCAACGTCTTGGATTTGCTTCATCGAGTCCTGCATAACAGTAAACTGCTGACTCGCAATATTGAAATCTTGCTGAATCTGGATAGCTTCGCTTATTGATTTCTTGTTCTTGCGATCAGGGTTTAACTCAATGTAACCGTCTGCGCGTTCAACCTCTTCTAGCAAGTCCTCGCGGCTCATATTGGTTGCGTCTTGGTCTGCAATGACACGTTTAGCTTGTAGCAGCCACGTAAGCTTCATACGACGATAGTTGATCTCATCTTGAGCACTAATCATTCGGCTTACAACACCATAAGGTTGGCCGGATTTATCCATTCGATAACCGAAGAACGGAACAATTGGAAAGTATCCGCTCGGTGCAACTGATTTACGATCAATGATTCTATGAATACCAACAAACCACGCTTCGCGTACTGCTGACCATGTAGCAATTCGTGGTTTAAATGTACCCATTTTTACGCCAACGGCTTGAGCGATATTATTTGGATTGTATTCAACTGTTCGGCCATTCTTTAGGTCGATGACATAACCGCGTCTAAATGTACGGTAGTAGATAACCTGTAAGCAGATACGGCCACGCGCCTGATCTAACCATTCAGACGTATTTCGATCCCAACTCTCAAATTCATGGTAAGCAGCAAGCAAATCTTGGTCTTGCTCTTCGTAGCTTTCAAGGTTTGCAAAGTCTTCCCAATTATTCATTGCTTGGCGAATGATTTCGGCGTGTTCAGGGAAATGAGCAATAGCCTCGTCAACGTCTACCCAACGTTTACGCAGCAACCATCGAGCATCAGACAAGTCGGCCTCTTGAGCGTTCCAGTCCCACCACATTTCCTGACGGCGAACTGGCTTGATGTTGTAGCCACCACCATAGAAAGGATCGTCATTTCTGGTAACTTCTACCCAACCAATACCAGCTTTAATTTGTGAAGCGTAAGCGTCGGCATTAGCGCGATCAGCTCGTGCAAGTCGCCACGCATCTTTAAACTTCTCCTGAAGTGCATCGCGTAGCTCTTCGCCGTCATCGTCATCGGCTGTAAGTACAAGATCAGTTCGTGTTCTTGCTTCCATACCTAAAACGGCGTCAATAGCTGGCGCTATTAGGTTATTGATAATGATCGGTTGTCCACGTTCTTCGTAGACTTGTTTTACTTCCGGCGCTAGTTGGTTGCCGTCGTAGTAATCACAACACTTTTGCGCTGGGTCGCGCCAGTTTGGTTGTGCTTCCACGTTTGAGACTAATCGGCGTAATTGAGCAAGGTTAAAGCCCTTGCCGTCATGCTCCGCATGGTCTTCATTCCAAGCCATAAATTCTCCCCTCACTTAGTACGCCAATCGCTTGATCGCTTGGTGCGTGGCTGTAACTTGGTCATGGTTCTAGGCATTCGAACAACCATTTCTAGCGCAATCGCATAGCTCATCACTTGGTCATCAAATGCGCCTTCAATTGCGTTCATGCTTCCTTTGGAGTCATAAACGTAGGTATTCAGCTCTGTAACTGTCCCGATCCATCGAATGCCCGACGTATTATTGCGCAATTGCTCATTTAAGTTTGAAATAATTATCGGCTTGGATTTACGAGTGGTAAGCCAGCCTAATCGCCCTGTTTCTTCGTCCTCATCTTCCTTGTCGTGGTGTTCTTCTTGGTAGATTCTGGATATTGGATAGATATCGCGTAGAACGTTTAAAACGGCATGGCCGTGGTTGTTTCGTTCTGGCGCAGCGTAGGCCGCTCTACCGTTTTTACCTGCGTACATCTTGCCAATGATTGCGATAATCTTTGCAAACTGATCTGTGTCGATATGACCAAACCAATGAGCAACTTGATTGCCAGTTTCGTCCAGCACATCAATTGAACCTCTGTCCCCATGTTCCAGACCTTCCGCAACGTCAGCGCCAAGGGCGTAATCCTTTTCTGGATCAGGCAATTCCCAAATAAGCAAATAGCCCTGTAGTCCGTTCTGCATGTTCTCGCTTTTACCTTCACGGTTTACGCTATCTCGAACATCAAACATTGCGCCTGTCTCTGGATTAACGTCATAGACAAGCAACGGCTTGGAGCAAGCTGACTCCGCAGCCATACAGGAAGGAGCGCTAAATACACGACGGCCTGACGTTAAGAACGCCTCTTGTGGTGTACTTGGATACTCTTGTTTTGTGTACTCTTCGTAGTGGTTATAGGTTTCGACATACCACTGCTTTTGCTCATCCGTTAACGGTCTACCCAAGTGACGGATCACGAATGGCTCAATCGACTTAAAGTATTCAATAAAGTATTTGGATAGCTTCAATCCGCCTAATGGCAATGGTGAGTAATATCTAGGATGAGTGAACCAAGGAATGAATCTAAAGTGAAAGTCTTTAGCACCCAACTTCACTCCGCTATGTGCTCGTTCCTCGGCTTTCTTACACAACTCAAAAAAGAGTCCTGCCGCGCCTTCTGCCGTCGATTCAATAAAGAGTTTGCAACCTTCGTGAACAGTAGGCATCGAACCTGTTTGGATCTCTTTGGCCTTTTGTGGGTAACCTGCACAAATACGGCCCAACTCTGAAATATGTAGAAACTGCAACGTACCGGAACGGAATGACGTTGCAACACGGATTCGTGAACCATTGGAAAAACTGAGTCGGCCACCGTTAGCGCCACCAGCTCGTTGAACTACACGAATGCGAGAACGCAAGTAATTAGGCAAATTGTTATATGGAAAGACAACCTTTGTCTGGAAGATAGCGCCAGCACTTTCCAAATCCTGCGCGATAATACCTGCGGCATAGTTCTTATTGAATAAACACGAGTCCAGCGCGTACAAGTCGATAAAGGTACTAAAGCCCAACTGACGCGCTTTAAGAATCAATTCAAAGGTATGGGCTGTTTCAAAGAGATCTCTCTGAGCGTCACGCATTCGAAACGTGACAACACGACCTTTATCATTCTCTATCTTGTAAAGGTTGTTTAAGCGCCATTCCTTACAGGTCATATAGTTCCTGAAGTAACGGCGCTTCTCTGGCCGTGAAAGCGCTTTGAATTGCTGATCGGTAAGCGCTGGCATAACTAGGTTTATGCCACGGCCATTAATAGAATCCTTATACGGCTGAATACCATCATTCATCATCGTTCAACACTCCACCTTTATCTTTGAAGCGCTGAATGATTTCATCGTCATCCAAATCTTGAACTTCATCTAGCAACATACCTAGATCATCATCGTCGCCTAGACCTTCACGTTGTTTCTGGTCGAGATCATGACGAGCAAGCGCAGCTTGAGCCTTAGCCTTGTCAGTATTCGCTTCGGCCAACGCAATGCCTTTGCGTTTAAGGTTGGTATCAACTTCGACTTGTGTGGTTTGAGCGATAACCTTGCTTATTGCTCGATTGGTTAATCGACGGTTCGCCATTTGGCCCTCTAAATACTCAAGCTTTCCGGTGTGGTGGCAAACCATGCCAAAACTCGACTCGATTCGTTTCTCAAGTCGGTCAATAAACTCCTGCTCTAGTTCTGTAGGTTTATCGCCACGTTCTTCCAGCTCTTTGAGGAAGTCAGCTAATTCATCTTTGTATTGCGTGTAGCACTCAAGCGCCTGAAGAGCGGCAAGCTTATGCACTTCTAACTTAAATTCGTCATCGACTTGATGAGAGTATTTAACTAGGTTGCCAAATGCTTTAGTCATCAAGCCATGCACGAAAGCGTTGCTATTTCCCTTTGGAGCGCCAGCGCCAGCTCGACGGCCACCGTGTCCATTTTTGGCACTTGATTGATTCGCGGTTTTCTTGCGTTTGATTTTGGTTTTGGGCGGTGTGATCCCTTTGGGTTGTAATTTTTCGCCCTGAACTTCTTCGTTGTTCGCGTTCTGTTCGCTTGGTTTGTTCTCTTTTCTCTGTAACAGTTTGTTATTTAAGTATTTTCTTGCTGTGGAGTAGACTAAACCATTGCGAACACAAAACGTCTTAACGTCAACGCCAGTTTCTTCGTATTCGCTAAGGTATTGTTTTTTAATGCGTTCCCAATTAATTCTCGCCACTTCTCTAACTCCGAGTGTTCAATTGCGTCAACATATTATCACTGTTCAGTGTTCATTGTTTTCGTTCGATAATCAAAGGCACGTTCTAACCAGCCTCTAAGCTGGCCTAAGTTGTCCGATGCAATCTCAATAACAATCCAGCCTAAAAGCTGCGCTTCGTTCATCTTCTCTCTGTCGTTTGCAAAGCCAACGCCGCGAGTGTGACGCCCATTTGAATGAGTACCGCCGTGAACCTCCAAGGCAATCTTTAAGTCGGGCCAAGCGTAATCCATTCGCCATTTGCGAGTCGGATGAAATAGAACTTCAGTTTGATATGGTGGCAAGCCGATAAGGTTGCGCTGAACACGCGCATGTAGCTTCTGGTAAGCCTTGCTAATGTCCCTTTGCTGTTTGGTCGGTGTTTTGGCTTGGCTTTCGATAAAAGCCTTTCCTAAGTGTCTGACGGGGATATAAACGGCCATATCTGTTCTCACCTGTGAACCTTATGACACGAATGATAACAAAAAAAGCCAGCATTAAAGCTGACTTGTTTAGTTTAAATATATGTTCGAGGATTATTTTTTATCTTTAAATACACCTCGTTTACGAGCGATGAATATACCCATAAAAAGAATGGCAAAGTATTCCACGGCTATTAAGATGCAATTGAACATTTCTTGAGTCATTGCTTCAGCGTTCATGCTAACAACCTCCCGAACAAATAATTACTCTACATCTACATGGTTCATGTGGAACTCAATCAGATATTCCTCATCTTCTTGGTAGAACTGCAAAGAGTAGTCTGAGCGTTCGATACATTTGAATTTGCTGTTCTCTTCCATATCCGGCGCGTAAAAGTCGTATTTCTTGTTTAGGAATGCTTTCACTCTTTCTTTGCTAGAGAAGTAATTAGTATGCGTTGATAGCGGTTCACCTCGCTTAGTAGAAACGCGCACCACTTCATAGATAGTAATGCCTTGGCGGTATTCTGGACGCTCACACTCAAACACTTCTAGGCGGTTTTGCTTCCAAGCAAGGGCTTTGATTGCGTTACCCTTAACGGCTTCCAATGCTTCACGCGCTTCGTTCTCTGAATCCCAAGAACCACACCAGCAGTAAGCAATGTCTAAGCAATCTTGTTGGATTGGTGACGCTTCGTTGTAGAAGTTACAAACGGCCTTTGCAGTTGCCTCAACGCCAGATTTAGAAAGATTCATTAGTAGATTGCCTGTTTGCGCCACCAGCTCTTTAAGATCAGCAATAGCAGCAGTAGCCAGTTTGATTTGTTTTTCTTTTAAGTTGGTCATTTTGGTCATCCTCGTGTCGAAAGGTGCAATTTTGTTTGCATGTAAAATATAGCCCCGTCGTTTTCGTTTGTAAACAAAAAGACACGAACGAAAACAAAATATTTTTTGAGGATGATCAAAAAAGGCCGCTATTGCGACCTTTAGGCATAAAAAAAAAACCGCCTCGAAAGGCGGCTTTTAATCATCAGTTTTATAAGAACCGGATGCAGTAGTCCACTAGGGTTTTCTGCAAATCTTGCTTATCACTAATCAAAACCATGGCGTAAACCGTATCTGTCGCATCGTCGTATTGATAGATAAGTTTGAACCCATCAAAACTAAACTGACGAAAGTGATACACTCCAAGCTGAGTTAGCTCATAACAAGCCGGATATATGGCCGGATTGCTCTCAACGTTCTGCTCGAACGTCTCAATCAAAGTTTCAATTCTCTCTACTACGCTAGTGGAATCATTCCATTGTGAGTAGTAATCAATACGTTCTTCTGCTGTGTTAGCGAACGTTTCCGTATAAACAACATTGGCCATCTTATGGTCACCTTATGATTTCTTGGCGGCCAATCTCTCCTTAAACGAACTCGATGACATTGTGCGACCTTGGGCTACGTCCTTGCTACTGATAGTAACAAGCTTCATCAAGGCTACTGCTTGATCGCGCTTTAGTCGTTCTTCGTATGATTCCACCACATAAATCGGCTTACCGTTTTGTGTGATCGTCATCGCTTCATCTAGCGGGAGATCGGCTGCATTTTTCTTTAAGTAGCTTACCGTCTCAGTACGCATTGCGGATATTCCTTGTATTGCAGATTGATATAGCATCGAGCACTTCGTTGCGTTACCAACTATACATCAATACTGCGATAAGTCCAAATTTAAACTAAATTTAGCTCACACCCAACAGTGTTTAGTCGATTAAATGAATTTTATCAGGATGAACCACAAAAAAGACTTCTTGAAAGTGTGTTGTAGGCAAAAAAAAACACCGCCACAATGGACGGTGCTTTCAGTCATTTAACGTTTCGCTGGATTAGCTAATCTTCAAGGCTGCTCTTAGCTTGGAGAATGCTCGATCTCGCTGACCACTAAAATCAGCATATCCGACGGTCACTCTTGGAGTGTCGAAGTCTAGGGTGTTAATGTGAATTACGCACTTTTTAGTTCTACCAAATGGAATATCCTCTAGCTCAATGCTAGAAACGTCATCGTAATTAAAAACCTTTCCATGCTTTTTCGTTCCAGCAAATATTTTTTTGTTGGTGTTATCGATCACTAGACCATTATCAGCATACAGCGACACATATTCTGGATTAACACCTAAGCTAGCAGCGCGCTTTTTAAGGCGTGAATCCTCGTACTTTCCCAAATACCAGAGTGTTCCAATTGTGGTAATGATTGACGTAATGATAGCGCCCCAATAATTGAAATCGCCATCACTAGGGATGATATGACCTCCAGCCTGAAATGAATAATAAGCCACCACTGGCGCTATAACGAATAACGTTATGATGAATTTTATGAAAAACATTCGATTCTTACTCTTTGTTATTTAGAATTTTTATTGGCAATTGCCGCCTGAAATAGTATGCATTTACTTGCCGTCAATCAAGAAACTAATGTTACCTATCAATGCTCTTTCAAATAATTTGAGCCATATATGAAAGCACCGTCATGATTGACGGTGTTCTCTTATATGTTTACCCAAGTAACTGCCCCGCTCTTATGCTGGTACGGAACTGGCTCGATTCTATGTGCATTCTCAAGTACCCATGGATTGCACCACTTGAGTAGTTCCGGCATGGCGGCATAATCTACCTTGTGCTTATCGTAGGCCGCAATCAATTTGTCTTTTGACAATGGCCCTAGTGAGTCAGTTAAGTTCGCTAGGCCAACTATCAAGCCAGTGCCCTGTTCTATCAGGGCAATGGTGCCTCGAATGTTGGTACGTCGTGAACGCATTTCCCAAACCTTCAAGCCATCAAGAATCAAATTGATCCAAGCTGTTTTATGATAAGTCCTTTACTCACCTCAACGCCGTTAATCAGCATGTTTCTCGCCTTCTTTCACAATCGAAGTGACAGCCGCACGAATACCTGTCTCTAGTGTTGCGTGATAAGTTTCTGCCAGCTTGTGAGCAACTAAGGAGGCCATGATTTCGTCGGAGCTTCCATCCACTTCAATACTTGCCATAACTGGCACACAAATAGAGTCAGTTGAGCAAACAACGCCTGTTTGGTTTGGCACCTGTTTAATTTCGATAATGATTTTAGCCATTGCCGTTACTCCTTTATTGCTCGTCGTCACCGATAAGTTTGAATCGTTTTAGTTCTGGATAAAAAGCTTCTGGTTCGCTGGTGATTGCACATAGCTCAACATGTTTTGCTTCTAGTCCCGTTTTACGTTCGAACGCCTCACGAATTAAAGTTAGCAAATCCATTTCATCCAATTGGACAACGCCGTGAACCTCATTGTTTGCAACTGTTGCGTCTTTCCAAACAATGAAAAGAAGATCGTTAAGTGTCATGGAGAACTCCTTTATTTAGATTCTGTTCAATAATGAAATACATGGCCGGAGCCGGTATGTGATATTTAGATTTAGTTGCAAGTGTCTGTAGTTAACTGCCAAAGGCCGTCATATTTAACCAATCCCTGCTTTCTTAACCGCTGCAATGACGAACTGATTTGCTTAACAGTAAACTCAAGTTCGCTTTGCTTTAGGAACGCCACAATGTGTGCCGATTGGGATTTGCCGCTTTCCAGTGCGTACATGGTGTAGTAATCAATGCACTGTCTTGGCTCTAAAATTAATCTTCTTGCCATGGATTACTGCCTGTTGTGGCTTACTCAAGCCGCCAGTGGCGGCGGCTTGTCTTAGGGTTTCAATGCGTTGTGAAGCGCTTCGCGGCTCTTGTGGAAACATGCACCGCCTATCAGCTTCATTGCTTTGCTTGTGTTCGTTGAGAAAAACACATCTATCTGATCGAGTTGACTGCTAGGTAAGTACGCTTGCCGTTGAGTCCACTCTTTGAAAGCATCCACCAGCGCATTTAACTCGTCTGGTGTCAGCGTTCTCATTTCTTTTTGCCCTTTTTGCGTTTCTTCTGTTGGTTCAACTTAACCATTTGCTGCACTTCAGGCTGTCTACCGTGTACCACTGGCGGCGGCCATTAACGATCTTCGGTTTCAAAGGCGTTTTTGGTGGCTCCGGCTTGCGTTCCGGTTTTTGCTCCGGTTCGCTTGGCTGGCGACTTTCCGCTTTCGGCGTCTTGTCTCGAAATAAAGCGCCACCAATTGCGGCGAATACTTTGCCGAAAAAACCTTTTTTCATGCTGTCTCCTTGAATGGTTTTTTAATTAGTGAATCTCTAAACAATTTGATTAAGTTGATTAACTCGTTTGGCGTTTGAGGCTTCTCAACACCAATTAGATTGAGTAGTTGCTGGTAATACTTACTTTGGCCCCGTTTTAGGTGAGCAATCGCCGCTTCCATCGTCACTTTGATATTGTTCGACTCGATCACCGATAAGCGAGAAACAACGTGGTCACAGTCAGAAATGAATCGAGTTATTTCATCAACAATTTGAGCCTTTAGCTTTTCTGCGTCGTCGTTCTTTGGTTGTACTTCATTACGAAACAGGCTAAAAACTTGCTTCTCATCAGTAGACTGGCGGCGTTGGTGCGATTCAACCATTGATAGAAGTTGCTCTGTCACGTTGTACGCTTCAGTTATCCGGTCTATTTCGTGCTGTAGAACTTGGATTACTGCGTTAACCTCGTTCTGCTTTAGCGGATCAATCGAGTGACGAATAGTGTTGCAAGTCTTAACCCATGCAGCAGATGAAACGTGTAGCTGAGATAGCTCGATAGTTCTTGCGAACACCGATGACTTTGACCTACCGCGCATAGCTTCAAATGTGCGGATCATTTCCATAAAGTCTTGCTTATCTCGTGTTAGGTTTTTAATGAGCTTGTTGTACTGACACTTAACTAAATCATTCATAGAACACACAACCTTATTGCTTGTTACCTTTGTGAAAGATGATTTCTTTAATGAAACTTATCGCTTGCTCTGGCGAGTCAAACAGGAACGGGCCGCTGTTATCTCCTAGCCATATCCATTTGTTTTCGGTCAATTCGCCCTTACACATCACTCGATGGGTTTTTGTCGGCTTTCCTTTGCTAAAAACGAAGTCCCAAAACAATGAATATTTAAAAGTGAGTCCTTCAATATCTGCGGCAATCTTCGCGTTTTCGCGCATCTTGGCACTTAACATCATGCCCTCCTTAGTGAATGCGAGTTTCTTGTTTCGCTTTCTCTAGATGGCGTAATGCTTCGCTCCAAGTGGCTGAGTTGCGTGCCTTAATAACCGCAACCTTGGCGCGTTGGGCGTTTGGAAGTTCAGAAATCAGATCGGTTATCTGATCACATGCCAGGTTAAACTCGTGAGTTTTGTATAACGAAAAGCTCAATAGCTCCGCATCTTCAAAATCACTAATTAGGTCGGTGATCCGCTTGTTCGCGGCTTGAATGGTTTGTTGATTCATGGTCTGGTTCCCTTGTGTTACTTAAACAAATGGCCGCACATGATTGCTGTCAGAATCATTCGACGCGATGCAGCGTTAACGCCGTGGTCTATCATCACTTTCGAATGGTTTGTGAGTACGTGGTCTAAAACGTTCTTCACAAATAGCTCTTGCATTTGCAGCCTTTGCCGAGTTGCTTTTTTGGCTTTCTCTTTTGCTTTGGTTTCGTAGTGATTGACGTAAACACTCAACACTACGTAAAGAACAACTGTTTGCGGCACAGATAGGTATCCGTTGTAATTAAGTATCCACTCGATGATACTTGTTGCCGTTATTGTTCAAAATTCACCTCGTTCGCTTTCTCCCATTCGTTAACGATGAAATTAAGAGTCTGATTAAGCTCATCGTCACCGTTAACTTGCCATGCACTAACTTGCGTCGTTAATGCCGCTAACCCTTTTTGAGAGAGTCGAGTACCTTCTGGCAAATCCAAGTCGTTAAACTTAACCAACTTAATGATCTTTTGTGGTTGAGCACCTTCACTAACCCACACGCCATAAGGCTTAGTAGTAATTGCCTCTAAGCGTTTTAGCATCTTGAAAGTGAGCATTGTTAGCCCTCAATAGTACGTCTTGTTTGAGATAAAAATATAAACTCGTAATTCTCGTTTGTAAACAAAAATTATCGATCGAAAACCTAATTTCTACTAAAGCATAAAAAAGCCCCCATATTTGGAGGCTGATATCACTATCGTTCCAACATGGAAAGTTTGTTTTCGATATCTTTGGCAATGACTTGCAGCTTGCTAGAAAGCCGTGATCGAATGATGCACATAAGAATCTGCTTATCTTTTTTGTACCAAGTGTAAAGCGTATTACGGCCTCGCCCCGACTCGTCCTCAAGGTCGGCAACTGTTAAACCAAACTGCTTTAAATACTCCGCTAGATCGTATCCCATAGGCTCACACCGTCTTTAGATGCTCATTACACTCTTTAATAACGTCCACCAGCTTCTCTATCGTTAAAGAGCTGGCCGAACGCCCCTCAAATTCAGCAAATAACTCATGCAATACCATGCACTTTGTTTGCTGCTTTAGAAACTTTGCTTCGTCTAGCATTCGGGTAAGGCGCTTGATTGCCTCTGCCTTGCGAATAACTAACTGAACCGCGCTTAACTTAGGCGCACTCAAATAACCGATCACGGCACCTAAATCGCGCTCTAATTGCTTAATCTCGCTCACGCTCATCGGTTTTTGCCTCTTCTTCGATATATTCAGAAACAGTCTCGTTAAAGAACACCGTGAAATCCGCACGAAAATCACTAGGAACGTCGCAACCAAGCTCCATAACGTATTCGCAAGCTTCCGAGAACTTAGGGCAATCTGGATACATCAGAATGATTTTAGCCAGTTCAAAACACGTAATTTCTGCGTTCTTTTGACTGACGGCATGATTAACAAGCGATTGCCAAGCAATGTGATTCATCACTGAGTAATTGCAAAACTGCGGCTTAGTTTGAATGGCCGCTTTAACTAGAGTCGGCAACGTTCCGGTGCGCTCTGCAATTACGTTCGCCAGAATGGTTTTCATTGAGTCGCAATTTAAGTCAAACCATAGGGCGTCAAGCTCCGCTTGGTCGCTGTAGGCTAGTTGGACGTAAGCGCTTGCAAATTCTGGATTATCAAAACCAAGTACGTCTTGAAAAACAATGGTCGCTGCGTCAATGGTATTCACTACTTTCTCCTTAGCTGTCTTGCTTACTAACTTCGCCTAGTTCGGCCTCTTCCGGTGTAACTGCGTCGATAACAGTTATCTGGCCGGACTCTTCAAGCAACTTACTGAGTCGGGCCACTTCTTCTTGTAGTTCTTTGATTTGGCTTTCTTGTTGCTTGGTTCGGAGTAAATAGTAATTCGAGTTAGCGATACCAAAAGAAATGTTTTCCATAACGATGTTCGATACATCCTCATGGTCATGTAGAAGAGCCAAGGCTTTAGCCGCTGCTAAGGAACAAAGCTCACTAACGCTAACAGGTTGCAGCGTGTTGGCTTCCATCTGTTTAAGTAGTGATCTTGATTTCGAAAGAATCCCCTCTGCTAGTAGCTGTTCTTGCGTTGACAGTACAATCTCGCGTGTCATAGCTGGATATTTCCTCGTTGTTCTCGTAGATAGTGACAGACTTGTACGAACCGACTAGCTTGGCTAGCCGGATCATAAACTCATCAAGGTTTAAGCGTTTCGCATCAGTGAATACGATTTGACGAGCTTGAAGTAATTCGGATCTTTTCTGCTCCGTCGTCTTTTGATTCGTCGCTTTCATTGTGGTGTTCAGAATCCTTGCATTGGCAATCTTCACAATCGCACTCTGTAAGTTTCACGCTGCTCAAATCCACACCTGCCATCTTTGCAAGAGCAATAGCTGTTACCTTTGGAAGAAGTTGAGGCATAAGCTCTTTGATCACCTCGTTCAAAGCACAACCGATGTGATCAGCGAGATTATTGTTAACCGTAGGAAACTGTTCGTGTTTAATGCCTAGACCTACTCTTTCATCATCCTGAATCTCTGGATTAATGGTTAAGGCGATTTTAAAACCGTCCCTTTGCACAAACTCTTCAAGAAAGTTCATTAGTTCTGGTCGTGTTTTGCTGTTTAGCACTTTTTGGTCGGTCATTTGTTCATACCTATTTGTTGAATTAGCCACAAAGGGCTTAGAAGAAAGCCACTCGTCATAAGCAGCGTTCCAATCAAAAAAATTATGGTCGATGTCTTACTTGTTAACTTTCGATTCATAGAATCATAGAACGACAACACCGAAATCATAAAAAGAGCGTGACCAACAGAGAAGATCACGAATCCAAACAAAACAACAATCAAGCCTATTTTCCCCTGTGTTTTGTCTGGTAATACCTTGCGTCACTTTGTGTTGCGCCATTGTGCCATAGCAATAATTTCTTTTGTTGGCGCTAGCTGGTGGCGGCCAAATGGGATTTTGTTTTGTCGCATTATCTCGATGACTTTAGGAACTAAGTGGATACTTAGCCCTACTACTCGGTAATGCTCAATCTGTGGAATTGCTCGGCCTAGCTCGAACGCTAGATACTCAACTGCATCTTGCTCTGAGCAATGTCTATGGATAGAAAGGAGACGAATAGCTGCGTTAAATCCTATTGCTGCGATTTCATCTCTCGGTGAAATTTTGTTTTTGGTCATGTCAGTCATACCTTGCAATATTCATTGAACAAAAATAATTGTATCCGTTCGATGATTATACAAACAAACCTAAATATTGGAATTTATGTTTTCAAAAATGTTGCGTTGCTTCGCGTCCTCTCGCACCAACTCTTCAAAGCTCCATATTCCGGTAAGCTCTCCAATCTGATCGAGCGCTTCTAGTGGCAATTTAGACCACGCATATTCCACCAGCTCTAAATCTGTACCAACCTTGTTGAAGAATAATTGCTTGCGACTACCTAGCGGATCGTGTCGTACTGGTTCGCCTTCTGGTATTGGGTTGCCGCCAGTTGCGCCTCGATGGTGAACGGGACAAAGGCCATAACCAAAAAAGTGAGCTAGTGGCTTAACCGCACCTTTCTCACTCGAATGATGAAACTCAACGTATTCCAACGGTTCAGGCCAATCATTTGGGTGACCAAGCTTATCGCAAGCTATACAACCACAACGTTGAATCACGGCCTGTCCATAGATCTGTTCTGCCTTTGTCGGTTTGCGACCTTTCATTGCTCTTCTCCTGTTTTCTAGGCACAAAAAAAGCGCTGCATTCACTGAATGCAACGCTCTAACTCAAAAGCGATACTCAAAAGCGATACTCTAAAGCGTCACTGTTAACGCCTCGGCTTGTTCTTTTAGATCTTCAATCATGGCTCTTGGATAGGAACCAAGCTCCTGAATGTTGATAGGCAGTAACGTATCTGCGTCAACTCCTAAGTGATCGGCTATAGCGGCCATTATTTTCTTAGTTGAGTAAGGCTTCATTCTCTGGCTCAAAGCAACTTGCTGATAGCCAGCTTGCGCAAACACGCCTTTTTTGTAGTAGTGATAAGTGATCAGGTAGTAGGTTAATACTTGGTTCGGATTACTCATCTAATGCGTTCCCCTAAATAACTGCTAATGTCTCTTGGTATTTTTTGAATAGTTCTAACACTCGCCCTTTGGCCGCAAATCGCCCTAACTGTCCACCAGCAAACCATAATCCGGTATCTGATAGTGAGAGAAGTTGAATTTCTTTCTTGAGCGCGGCTTTAAAGTCCTCAATGAGCACCATCTTAGTGAGAACGGGGAACGTCCCACTATTCACTGTGATTGGTCTAGTTGGAACGTCATAAGCTTCCACTAGCTCTTTAGCCTTTTGATTGGATAGCCCGTAGTGAATACCCAAACCGGAAACAATCGCATATCCAGCCGGAATAAAATTGCGCTCTAACTCGTCAATTCGTCGATGAGCGTCGTTGGCCGTTTCAATGGCCTGTTTGGTCTGCTTCTCCTGTTCAACTAGAGCCTTTGCTTGCTCAAGTAACCATTCCGCGCTTGTTCGCGGCTGTTCGGTCAATGAATAGGAGCCATGCTTTCGAATGTTTGGTAACACTTCGTGAGTGATCCAACGCTGAAACGGCTTACCCTTTGGCGCTTGGCTGGAAAGAATCAAGTCATACATACCAGCCTCGTTTATTACCGTAAGTCGTTGATTTAACTCTAACGTCGAGCAGCTCGACGTTGGAAATTCGGCCATTAATTGCTTTAGCGGCTTCTTATCTTGTTCTGAAACATACCGATTAACCGCATCACGAGCGTTCACAAGGCCAAGCATTGCGCCGACCTCGTTCCCGATAAACCAAGGATCGTTATCCATATCAATGATGACGGTCAGATCCCCAAAAATAGGTTTGTTGAATTTGGTTATGTTCATCAACGTAATTCCTTAAAACATGGTTCTTTTGGTCATACCCTGCTTACACACGAACACGCACTATTGGCTTAACTTCAGTCATGCAATGAATATCAATAGAGTCGCCTTGCGGCGGCTCATAACACACGACTTTGAAATCATTCGGATCTACTGGCTTTTTAGGTCTAATGAATTGGCTATATCTCTTCCCGTTAAGCTTGAAATCGTACTGATAAGGCAAGTCTCGTAATTTCATGCCTACCTCACCAATTTGAGTGATTTCAATCTCGCAACGATTACGCCAGCTAGAAAGTAAATCATCACCGTAAATTCGATGCCGAACTTAGCCAGCATGTAGATCGCTAGTGCGCCGTGTATCGCTACTAGAACGGTTTCACTAAAACGCATAACTCACCTAGAAACGAAAACGATGCTTGATTTGTTGAATGTTGTGGAACACTGGCAAGTGAAGCTTCTTTGCGTAAGCAACTTCAGCGAATGCGCCAACGCTAGTTTTCCAGTTCGGCAAGCAATAAATCGCGTCAACTTCACGAATCATTGCCATTGCTATATCCATGTACCCTTGTTCGCTTAATCCTTCTGGCAACATCAGTGTGTGAACGGGAACGTGACCGATGCACTGAATCTTTAGGGCTGCGCGTTTAAATTGCGCTTCGCTATCAGGCACATCGGTAACGCCACCAGCGATATAAATCTTCATCCCTTAATGATCTCCATTTCGCGTCTAAGGGCGTTGATTTTTAGCTCAATACGCTCAATTTCTTCGGTACTGGATTCTTTAGTGATTTGATGTTGCAGCTCCGAAATCTCGCGTGGGATCTCTCCTACTCGCCATAGATAAAAATCAAGCTTTTCGATTTTCTTATGTCGGATAGCTTCTAGCTGGTCTTTGTCTACGAGCTGGTAGATCTGCGCTAGCATGATTTCAACGTCAGCAATTTCTTCCATCACTTCAGTGATCGAGCCTTTGCCTTGTCGAAAGTGGTGGTACAGGGCAACGGCCAATTCATTTAGCTCTGAAATGGCTTGTTCAACTTGGCGTCTGCGCCCCATTGTTAACAATACTTGGCAAGCTTTTTGGTCTGGTAATTTGGTCATTGATTGTTACCTTGCGTTTTGTTTCGAAAACAAATATATGATCGAAATTTACGTTTGTAAATTTAACAGGCCGAAAATTTAGATTCTTCTTTTGCGCGGTGAAGAGCCTCTAAAGCAACATCAAACGCTTCAATTTCCATTCGCCCGTATGAGTTACACGTATTGCCGATCATGCTAGCCATGCCAGCTAGTGTTTTTAAGTCCTGTTCTAAGTTCTCACTCAATACTTTGAAGTCTCTTTGCTTCGCTAGCTTGTGAAGGCGAGATACGCTCAAGAATGCGTTGCTGGTGGCTTCTAGGTAATTCACTAGCGCTTTAGCAAACTCCTGATCCATTGCTGGCACATCGTTGTTGATTGCGATTTCTTCAAAGCCGTACTCGTGCATTTTGGCGATCAAAATCTTCATTTGCTGCTTGATATCGTTCATCGTTTCATGGCCCTTAGTTGGTCAATTCGATCAGAAAACTCGTGTCGTTCTCCTGAACGTCGATACTCTTCTCGAACCTTGTCACTTACCGAAACTCGACTGTGTACTGGTAGCGCTTTTAGCTCATCCTCTGCAAGTCTCAAGCGGCCAGCTCGTTCTTTAGCGTCTGCATCCCGTAGATACTTGATGAAAAGTTCTAACTCTCCACCAGCTCTAGCTCGTTTCAAATCCCAATCACAATTTTGTGCTACCCATTTCTCGGCTCTCCCCATTGGCGCACGATTCAAAAATCGGTCATAGGCTTCGCGGTATTCCGCTTCGGTTCGCTGGTTAATCTGAGTCATCAACTCACCAAGCGATGGAGGGAAACGGTTGCCGTTGGATAGTCGGTCAAAGCAGATCGCTAGTATCCGGTTAAGTTGCAAATCATTCAGGGTCGAAAGGAAGTTTCCCCATGCCGTAGTAATCACTGCGCCATTCATCGTTACCCATGTCTTGCCGTACATTTCCGTTAGCGTGTCCCATAGGGCTGTTAGCTTGGGATTCAATCCATTGGCGCTGTTGTTGTACTCGTGCAAATTTGATTGCTGGCGATTGGTTTGGGTAAATCCGCAACCATTCAGGGAAGATTGACTGATCGGCATTCTCGCCATAACCGATTCCATTGATTTCAAATTTCTGTCCATTGTCGATACCTCTTAGATTCGTGTCGTTAAGCAATTCATCTGTCCAGCGTTCGTACTTGATGTAACGTTCTGGATGTAAGCGTTCAAAACCTTGTTGCTGCGCTGCATTGCGTCGCTTTACGTCTTCAGCGAGCATTCGTGCAAACTCGTAAGGCTCGGCCTTTAGGCGCTTGATAGCTCGCTTAAACTCATTGAATGCTTGAATCTTCCCAACCTTTCTCATTCCGGCAGTCCAGAAAATTGCAAACGCATCAGAAAGCAATTGGTCTGAATCGTCAGATTCGGACGAAGTATTTAGATCAGTATTTAGTTTAAGATCAGTATTTAGTAGTGTCGTATTAGCCGGATCTGGCTTTTCCGTAATACGGCTTTCACGGATTAGGCTTTTTGGATAGTCACTCACTTCATACCAAGTTGAACCGTCAGCCTCTTTGTGGCGAAGGCAAAAGCCACGCTCAATAAGCTCTTTTAGTATTACGTAAACACCATCACGCCCCGTTTTCTTCATGGTTCCGGTGGTTACTTTCTCTAAGTGGGACACTTTAACTTCCCAATCATCAGGTTTTGACAACAAGTAACTAAGCAATCCCATAGCTTGAAAACTCAAACAATGGTCTGCATAAACCTCGTTGCAAATCATGGTGAAGTTGCGACTTGCACGTTTACGCTTGATCGTTGCGTTCTTATTTGGTTGTGCCATATAATTACCTCGTCACAGCACTAACATTTGGTGCAAACTTAAAGACCGCCGCCTCACACGGCGGTTTTTTTTACTTAAAATTCACTATTTGTTCGAATGTCTTTGTAGATAGAACTTGCGCGTTCAGCCTGTTCTTCTTCGTTGTATTCGTCTTTAGGTTCAGTCAAACCACACTTTTCAACTAACGCTTGTCTGAGTGATTCAAGTTTCTCGACTGGCACTCCCAATGCGTTGCTGAGTTCATCGACATCTTTCCACCAGTTGAAACTTGTCGCGCTCAAAACGCAGTAAGCTCCTAACTCTTCAAGCGTCAAACCACGCTTAAAAATCATCGTTGGAACGACAGCCATGTTGTTTAGAACGAAAAAGCGATTTTCAGGAATGTTCATGGTTACCTCTCAATGTGCTTTGGTTGAGCGTGGCGACACTGAGCTATTAGCGCCACAAGTGGGTGGCTGATAGGAAATAGCTCCCACGCTCACCAAAACACACTTTTAGGTTATCTACTGTTGAGTGTCGTCAACATTCGATGAATGCAATCATTGATCGTAAACAACAAAGTTGTCAAATAAAAAATTTTCGACCAATAATCGACCAAAAAAAAGAATTGGTTTATACTTGGTGTGTGAATTTCACATACATATACAAGCGTAATATTTAAACATCAAACAGGGGGCATTATGTCTATGTCTGTGCTTGCTCGGAACATTGAGCAGAGGAAACGGGATTTAAACATAACCAAAAGCATCGACTTGGCAAAGAGATCTGGTGTAAGTCGAGCGGTGTTAACCAACATCAAATTGAATCCAGAAAAAAGTATCAATGCTTGATTCGGCTATCAGGCTAGCAGATGCCCTCGATTGCGTCTTGAGTGGTTAGCTACTGGTGAAGGTTCGCCAACGGCTGATGAATACAAAGAGCTTTCTCGCATTGAACTAGGTGCTCCCCTAGTATCATTAAACTCGTTCGTTGACGTTGACCCAGATGAGTTTTTAAAAACGGGCGTTTCAGAGCGCACTCAACGATTCCCTTGCCCTAGTGGAAACTCAAAGAGTCAATTCGTTGTAAAGGTGAATGACCAAATCAAAAACTATCCTGCTGGTGGTTACTTGTACTTTGACATTGATAAATCACCTGTGTCTGGTCAATTGGTTGTAGCAAACACTGGTAACAACGTGGAGATCATGGAATACCAATCCGCACACGGTAGGCAGTTTTTGAAATCCATGAATGAAGAGTTACCTCTTGAATTGCGTCTTGTAGAAATCACTGGTCAGAAATTAATTGGCACTTTCGCTGCGTATGCGATATTCTAATTTTTGGTGATAGATATCACTCACAATCAGCTTTTAAAAGGATTTCCCTCGCTATGCGAGGGTTTTTTTTGTCTAAAACCCCAAATCAATCAAAAGCGAAAACAATAATTTCATTTTTTACCGTTTTCGATCACTTCCAATATTTTCATCGTTAAGTTAATCTTTGCATCGTTCGGAAACAAACGAACAAAAATAAAACCGCCCATTTCTGAGCGGCTTTATTCACAAGGTATGACCAGACCATTTAATGGTATGACCGTGTTGAAGCGGCGACCAAACCGCTGCAACGCCGTCATAGTATCACAAAAGATAAGTGAGTAAACATGACTATTGACGAAGCAAAAATGACTGGCGAAGGAACTGCCAAAAAAGACCCTCAAATGGAACGTGTGACTAACTTCCCTGAGTTTATCGAGCGTGTAGAGGCTGGCTCGATTGCTAACGTTCTTGGTTTAGCCACATCCAACGTGGCGCTAGCCGTATCTAACTCCGGTAAAGCTGGCGAGATCATCTTAAAGCTAAAACTTTCACCAGCATCTAAAACCGACCCGTCGATTATGAATGTAACCACGGCGATCACGGTTAAAGAACCGAAAGTAAATTACGGCTCGAAAGTCGAAGACTTCAAATATGAAACCGTGGCGTTTGCTGGCTTCGGTGGCAAGTTGAGTTATGACCGCCCAGCCGTTGGCGTCCACAACCAGCTAGAAATTCCGGCTGGCATTAGCAAACTAAGCGTTGGTAAATACTAAGGAGTAAAGAAGAATGTCATTTACTAAAGAATCAATTCAAGAACTTGTAAATAAGGGTAGCGTTCCTGAGTTTATTAAAGCTATTGAAGCTAAAAATACGCTTTCCCAACTGATTCTAGTGCCTGACAACTGTTCCCTAAAAGATTTGGAACAGTACCAAGAACACCGCAATAACTTGCGTGGCGAGTTTAATACAATCTCGATCACTGAGTTTGCGAAATATGCAAAAGACCACCAGCTAGAAGGCTCAAAGACTTTTATTGATGCTGATTCAATGAAAGCTAAAACAATCTTTGACGTTGGTACTAACGACAAAGCTGGTCATCAACTTCACAAGGCTTCAGTATCACTAAAACGCACTGCACCATTTAAAGCGCTGCTAAACATCGACGGCGAACGCATGGAACAACGCGATATGGCTGAGTTCTTGGAAGATTGGAAAGACTACATTTCTGCGTTTGACTCAAACGGCGAACAAATTGAAATGTTCAAAGCGATTGCGGCTGTTCGTGAACTTGATTTTGAACACACTCGCGGCTCAAACCGACAAGTTAGTGATTTCTCTCAATCACAAAGCGAATACGAACGTATTGCGACTAAAACTCGTGAAGATCTTGTGCTACCTGCGGCATTTGTATTCACTTGCGAACCATACTCTGGTTTAGGTGATTTCCGCTTTGAGTTGCGCCTATCAATAATTCGAAATGAGCTTTTAACCCTACGCATTAAACGCATGGAAGAGATTCAAGAGCAAATGGCTGAGAAGTTCCTTGAAGTCGTTAAAGAAGAGTTCGCAAACCAATCGGTAGCAATGCCGACTTACATCGGTACTTACTAATGAGTAATGGTTCCCTCACTCACGAGGGAACCAAATCAGATAAGTTGTATTCACAAGGTAGACCAATGACCAACCAAACCCAACCTGTAGACGTTGCTGTTAATCACCTTCTAAACATGGTTCAAAACCAACTTGGTAACGTCCTTTCTCTTGTTGAAACCCAAGCACAATTAGTTTCTGAATCTCTAAACTACGAAACCGATCAGTACAACGAACTAATTGATCGAATTGAAAAGGCTGAGTCTGAACGCGACACGCTTGAACTGAAAGTTATTGAGCTGACCAAAGAGAACGAAGCAATTGAACTAGACCACCTAGACAAGCTCAACAAACTACGCAGCGAATTTAACTTACTAAAAGCAAGAACGGCTGATCTTCCTGCACTAAGAGAAGAAGTTAAGCGTTACCGTGAAATGAATCCAGACGCTTTAAAGCAACGCCTAGCTAAATCACGCGCAACTGCTGACGAGCGCTTAAACACAATCAACCGTTTAAAGAAAGAATCAAGCGACTACCGCAAAGAAAATATTCGCTTGAAAAAAGAAGTTACTCAACTAAGCGAAGCGGCATTAGAAGCAACGCACCTATGCGAAGAGTACAAAGCTCGATTGCATTTCATTGATGGTGACGTAGAAAAGCCATACGTTGGCAAAGACGGTTTAGAGCTATTTATCTACCGTTATGGCTACCCTCTTGCGTTCAAGCCGTTGGTTAAAAATCTAAGCGTAATTCGTGACTTAAACTTCCATATTGAATTGCGTTCCAATTGGGCTGTTTGTTGTGTGGTAAGTGTTTCTGACTGGCTGATCCCATTAATCCCAACAGTTCACGAGTTTGAAGGCCGTATTCCTACAGAGCTATATACAGACCTTCAAGAAATTTACACGAACGCTGCTGAAGTTAGCCACCAGCATCTAATTGCGCGTGTGGAACACTTTAAAGAAGTCACACTTGAATCTGTTTACGACGGTGTAATCACCGAACGAGAACTAAAGCTTCTGAACGATGCAAATTATTTCTCTGTTTACAGCGTAATGCACCCAACCGATGAACAACTAGCAAAATCAGTTAAGGGCATTAGCGAAGCAAGTGCGTCAAAAATCCGAGCAGCAATTGACGAAAAGATCGTTCAACCTTGGGAACGCGAGAACTGGACGAAAGAGCAAGTAAACGAGGTTCGTCGCAAGTGAAATACGATGTGATTTATGCCGATCCACCTTGGCAATTCAGTTCAAAAAGAACTGGAGGATCAATGAAAAGCGGCGCTTCACAAAAGTATCTAACAATGACGATAGACGACTTAAAGAAAATGCCAGTTGGTGAACTGGCATCTGATAACTGTTATCTGATCATGTGGTACGTGAACGCCATGCCTAAAGAGGCGTGTGAGCTTGCTGAAGCGTGGGGATTTACCGTTAAAAACATCAATGGATTGGTTTGGGGAAAGGAGACAGTTAACGGCTTGCCTTTCTTTGGTCTTGGTTACCACACAAGAGCTGGAACAGAATCGGCACTAATCGCGGTTAAAGGTAAACCAAAACCAGCAAGTCGCTCCGTTCGCTCTTTCTTTACGGCACCAGTTGGCGAACATAGTGCCAAGCCACAAGAAGGCCGCAGCAAAGTAGAAAAAATCGCTGGACGGTTCGCTAGAAAGCTTGAGCTTTTCCATCGAGGCGAACCAAGAAATGGTTGGGATGTATTCGGCAACCAATCGGCACCAAGTTTAATTTTAGATGAGGTTGGATTCAGAAAACCATACTTAGCGGAAATTCAGCTTCAATATGAGGAATTAGAAAAGTGGAAGAAAAACTAATTAGTATTGAGCAGTTGCTTGTTAGATATCGCCCTTTTGCAATGCGCGATGGTGAGAACTTCACAAAGCGCGGCCTATACAACTGGCGTAAAACAAAAGGCTTCCCTGAACCTGTTATTTCTTCACCACGACTCATTTGGAAAACTAAAGATGTGCTCAAATGGGAAAGTGAGCAGGGTTACGATTTCTTGTAGGCGCAATTGATGAACAATATATAGACCGATCAGGTCAAATCTTAAAGTGTACAGGGATGTAAGTTTACGATTTATTGTCACTTGAGGTCTTACAAATAAGTTTTGATTGACAATCATAGTTATGGCGTGGCTCTCGCCAAACTATCTCTGTATCGACTCTCACATTTCAGTAGTCAAGACAACATTTTACCTTATGAAACATAGATAATACTTATCGTTAATAGTATGCTACACGAATCAAACTATATACAAAGGATTACCTATTAGTGGACGAATGTGGTAACTATTATATTGAAGACATTGGAACGAGACTAGGACGAGGCGGTTTTGGCGAGGTTTTTAAATGTTATGTACACAATAAACGCAAGACGCATAAAAAGTTTTATGCTAGAAAATACTTTTCGCCTTCTCCAGAAAACGACAACACTCCTGTTCGAGAAATCGCAAACCTGAGAGAGCGTTTCTTAGTAGAGATCAAAACTCAATACAGGTTGAACAACCTTGACCATAAATGTATTGCACCAATAGTTTTATTCAATACTTTAGGGGAAAAGCCTTACTTTGTAATGGAGTTGGCAGAGGGCAATTTACGAGACTCCATCGACAAAGGAATGACAAAAGAACAGAAGGCAAGTGCAGTCATTCAAACACTTAAAGGGGTTCAGCTAATTCATGAGAACAAGTATATACACCGTGACTTAAAGCCTGAGAACATCCTAAAGTATGCAAACGACGATTATAAGATCTCAGACTTTGGACTTGTCAAAGATCTTGATACCATTCGCGCTGAGATAAAAACGCGCTTTAAGCCTAACGCATTGGGCACTGATGGCTACCGAGCACCAGAAATTGGCGATAGTGGATTATTTTCTGTACAATCAGACATTTACGCTGTGGGTAAAATTATTAGTGACGTTTATGCCGGACAAGCACCAGATAAAGTAAAAAAAATCATCGCTACATGTACAACGTTTTTCCCAAACGAGCGGTATAATTCAGTGGAAGAGTTACTCGCTGCGTTCAAGAAAGCGATAAAACCAGTTACGGAGATTGCTTAATATGTATCGAGTAGTTGAAGTCGGAAGCTTTAGTTTCCCCAAGCCGAATAAAGAAATTAACGAAGACTTCCTCTTGTTTCCTACGCATGATGAAAACTCAACCACAGTTTTTGCTATTGCGGATGGTGTTGGTTCGTCTTACGGTGCAAGTAACGCTTCTCGACGCGTTATCGAAGCCGTTCGAGAAAGGGCTACGAGTGGCGAGTTTAACGTTGAATCTGCTATCTTCCATGCCAAAGATAGCTTGGAAGAATATGCTCACTACCGAGAAGAACATAAAGATGCGGCGACTACTCTAACTATCGTTCATGTACGTGAGAATGACGTGATTATAGGACATATTGGAGATTGTCGCGCTTATTACAAGAGTGGTAGAAAGCTAGTTCAACTAACTAAAGATCATACTAGATATCAAGAACTTCTAGATACTAATGAACATAGCGTTAGAAAGTTGAATCAACATAAAGAAAGGTTAACGAGCGTTATAACAAAAGCTTTAGCAAAAGGAGTTGATTTAGATTTTGACGTTTATCGTTTTGAAACTAAAGAGCTTGTGGATGACGACACACTAGTGTTAACACTAATGTCTGATGGTGCGTATGATCATTGGCATAAACGAGCTAGATTTGCTGAATCTACAATGAGCAGCCCAGCAGCTTTCACCAATAGTCTTAAGAAGAGGGCCCAGAAAGACCCAAGAGATGACTACACATGTATAAGTGTAAAGTTCCAAGTATAATCAAGTGGCTCTTTATGAGCCACTTAGCATTTTCAAACACTGCAACTAAACAGACCTAGAAACCTTGCACTCATAGACACCAATAAGTACAGCCATTTACTAACTAAGTAATTTAAATGCCTTGATAGTCAACTACAGCATTGTGATAGATTCTCATGGCGTCTAGTTGCTGACTCAAATACTGACCTTTATTGTAGGTTTTCATTTCACCAGCCATTTCATGGCCTAACATCTTTTCAGCGATATAAGGCTCAATTTTCAAATCTCCGAAGTGAGTTGATAGCGTGTGTCTAAATACGTGTGGCGACCAGCTTGGCAACGCTAACGCCGCTTGCAAAGGTCTAAAACGACTTTGAAAGCCTTGCACTCCTAACTCTCTACCCCTGTTCGAGATAATCAAGTTCTCAGAGCTTGGATGAAGGTTGTATAAAAATTCAAAGTAACCAAACAAGAAATCTGGAATTGGGCGAACGATTAAACGCCCGTTCTTGCTGTTTTCTGGTGGCACTTTCCAAGTTCTACCTTTCAGGTCGATGTTAACTTTCTTGGCCGTTCTCAGTTCTCCGCTACGCGCTCCGGTAAACATGAGAATCAAACAAGCTGCCGCAAACTCAAGAGGATATTCACCAGAACGGCAATAGTCGTAAATCTGCTTGAGTTCTTTGAATGATAAAACCCTATCCCTTGGCTTCGACGGTGTACCAACAAAACGGCTTTGAATATTGATCAGTTTGTTCTCTTCAATAATGTCTACAGCCATTAGGTATTTGGCACACTGCTTTAATTCTGTCAGCAAGCGAACTGGAACAGTTTTACCTTCAATAGTCTTAATCACGTTGATCCAATCAACGGTTTTCATCTGCTCCCATTCATTAGAGCCAATCTTGCTAATGATGTGTGTATATAGCGCGTTGATAATTAGCTTTGGATATTTGCGTCTTGGGATCAATTCTTCATTAATCCAAAACTCAATACACTCTTGAACGGTTGAGATTTTCTTTTTGGCTTTGTTGTTTCGCGGATCTAAACCTTGCTCAAGCATCTTTTTAGCTTCTCGGTGAATATCCCTAGCCTCTTTTAAAGAAACTTGAGGATAAGTGCCGATTGTTAAGATTGCTTGCTTCCCCTGCCAGCGGAAGCGATAGCAAAAGCTAATTTTTCCGCTCTTATAGAAGCGCGCAAGTAGGCCGCCGCCGTCGGCTAAATCTTGGTGTGGTTTGTCTGTTGGAAAGTTATTTTTGGACTTTAAAGCCCGTTCGGTGATGGTCAT